GGTTGATTGCAAATGGGTCGCCTGTTTCAATACCACTCTCAAAGTATTGGGTTGGAATTGCTGTGCTAAAGTACATGTAGTCAGTGTCAAGGAAATACATACGGCTCAAAGTGTCGGTTTGAACATCCTTTGATGGGATGATTGGAACACCGTTGTATGTAGCAACGATAAATCCAGCCTCAACACCGGGAACACCTTTCACACCGTTGTAGGTTGGCGTAACACGCTTCTCTTCCATGAATCGCTGTTGGCTTTGAAGGAGTTGTTGCAAGCGCATCAAAGTGTCGTAACCAGTAAGGATAACCTTTGGATTTCCACCACGAGTCCATGTCTTTTGGAACAAGTCGTCAAGTTGGTCAAGTGAAAGGTTTCGGTCTGTACCGGAGTTTTGGTTGTGTTCTGCAAGTGACCATGAGTTTGCACTTCGGTCAATGGAGTAAATGTCCTCGTCTGTACCAGCAGATGCACCAACAGTTACACGGTCAATGGATTCAAAGTTGTTACCAGCCGCAGTTCCTTTGTCAGCAGTAAGCATCTTGTTGATGTGTTCTGCGTGGTGCTTACCCATTTCTTCTTTCAACACTGCACGAATGTCGCCAAGTCCGTCATCTTTGTCGGAAAGGAACATTGCGGTTTCGCTCATGTCAAAGGTGTGAACAACAGTCTTTGGTTTTGCGGCAATGTGTTGGAAGGTTGGTTTGGTTGTGTCGGGAAGGGTTGCATTCTCAGCAACACCGCCACCAACAGTAAAGGAAGGGCGTGCAGTAATAACTCTCCATCCACTGCGTTCCCACGGTCGCTTTGGTAGGATGCTGAATGCGTTGAACTCTTGGTTCAATTGTGACCAAACTTTGCGCCCATAGATTGCTTGGTATGTACCAGCAGTTGTGGACAACATTGGTGCGTCAGCCTTGAGCAACTCGCTACCGGAGTAGGAGTAGCCCATAGCGTTACCTGCGCCATAGTAGTACCGTTCCATGTCTGTAATATTTCGGATATAATCTCGTGCCATCTTTTTTCACCTCTATAATTTTATTTATTCCCCTCGCAATGTTCGGTGGGCAAGGGCGTGAACTTCATCCCAACCCATGTTTGCCAAGTCTTGCGTAGAGGGAACATCAATGTTGCTGAATGACTTTTGGATAGTAGCAGATTCAATGCCACTTCCAAGATTGTCAATTCGCTCGGATAGTGCTTCAATGGACTTCACGATTTCCGACAAGGGTGCTCGTGCGTCAAAGGCGGCTTTCTCAGCCTCAGCCTTTGCAAGTTCCATTTCACCGTTAAAACGGTTTGCGAATTGTGTTTCAAGGTCAGTTCGGAAAGATTGTTCCATAGCGGCGGCTTTGTACACTTCGTAAGCGGCTTCAATATCAGCGTCGCTCACACTTTCTGCGTTAAGGTAGCCTTTGGACAACTTTGCTTCTCCGAGTGCGCCAGCAGGTGTCTTACCACCGCTTGAGGTCACTGCGTTGATTGCACCAGTTGAAGGTGAACCCATTTCTTGTCCACGACCACGAACTTGTCCGGCGAAGTAATCTGCGCCATCCACTGCGTCGGGGTTGTCAAATCCACCAAGTTGAGCCTTTTCCAAGTTATCAAAGTGGTTTCGTGCGGCATCCATATCAACACCAGCAGACTTGAGGGTGTTTTCCATCCAGTTCAAGTATTCTGCTGAGATGACATCGCTGTACTCTTCGCTCTTTTCCATTTCCATTTCATCACCTTTTTCGGTTTTCTTTTCTTCTTTGTCTGCACCCTTTGGCTCTTCTTTCATGGCTTCTTTAAGAGCAGGAGGCATTTCTCCCTTCTCCATTGCATCCAATCGTGCTTCAAGGCGTGACATAATCTCGTTCAAACTGTTTTCTTCTGTCATGTTTGTGTCCTCCTTAAGTATGCGAAATTGTGCTTCGGGGTTGATACCCTTCTCACAAATCGTCACCTCATGCAATTCCATTTTTGAAATCTCTTGGTAGTCGCCTTTTTCCACATCGGACTTTCGCACTCTCTTGAATGCTTGGCCTCCAATGGAGAATCCACGAAGGTTGCCCTTGCGGATTTCAGCGGCTACTTCACGAGCCTTCTCAATATCATTGCGGAGTTTTACTACGACGAACATTCCGGTGTCATCCACTTCGGATTTCCACATTCGCCCATTTGTATCAATGTAACTGTCAATCACTTCACCAACTTGAATGTTGGAGTGTGCCAGTTGTACATTTCGGTACTTTTCACTCTTCATAAAGCCGTCAAAGGCATCTCGCAAAGCACCACGAGTAATTAGGTCGCCTTGCTTGTCCACAAGTTCAACCGATGCGTAACCAGCAACAACCAAGTCGTTACTACTCTTGAGAAGAGTAATACCGTCATTGGGTCGTTGCACTGTGAGCATTAATTCTCCGACTTACTGTAATAGTATTTATAGGCATCGTCATTGACGAGAAGCGATTGGTTGGTCATTGTCATAGTCTATAGAGTAATTTTCACCCTCGTCTGTTGTGACCTTAATGTGATTCAGTCGCTCTTTTTCTTCTTCTTTTCTTTTACCAGTATTTACTTTATCTCCATCGTAATCGGGAAGGTTAGCCTCATCAGTTAATTTAGTAGGGCCGTGTGGTGATTCTTGAGGTGTTCCTACATCAATTCCAAGACCTTTTGGCCCTGTCCATGTCAATTTTTCTTTACTAATTTTGTCTAATGCACGCTCAATAAGTTGCAGTGCTTTCTTTGTTTGATTCGGTTTGAGAATTCGCTCTTCATCATCTTCTTCAAGAATACCTGCACTTTCTTCTTCCATTTGCTCTTTTGTGGGTTTCTTTGGCATATCAAGTTCCGATTCTTTTGAAACATATCCTTTCATCATTAAGGGTGCTACAGCCGACCAAAATGGCATAAGACTTTCAGCCAGTATTACTGGATAGTCCGATTTGAGCATATCTCCCATTGTACTCTTTGGGGAATGAATACACCATACACCCTCCATATCTTCAATTTCGTATTTTACTACATCAACATCTTTCAAAACAATTTGAAGTTGATTATTTTGAATTTCAATATCATGTGGAATTAAAATAGGGCTGAAAGATTTTGTCATGAGGTCAAGAGATTCTGTACTGGCCGCACCTTCACCTTCACCTTGACTTTCAATTTCTTTGACTTGTACATTATACACTGGGCGATTTTTACGATTTTTCTTTGAAATACCCGTAATGGATGCACGAACAATGTCACCAACTTTGAATGCCTTTTGTTGATTGTACGCAGTACCTACATCCATGTAGTTTTCACCATCGTATTTTACTGCACGATTCCCAAGTCCTTCAATATCAAGTATAGGGCCAGCCCCAAGTTGATATGTAAATGGGCCACTGCCTCTTCGGTCAAGAATAATGAAATTAAAATCACGGCTATCACGATACAAAATCCACTTAGGATGTCTGCGCTCACCACGCATGTAAGTTGATTTATTATCTCTCAATAAGATATTATCATGTTCTTTCTTTAAATTTTCAACGGCTTCCAAAAGTCCATCGTCATCAGTCATTCGTGTATCGTGAGGGCCGGGTACAATAACATGTTCTTGGCTGTCAAATTGCGAGCGAAGAATTTTCAATCGCTCAAAGAGTTGCATTTCACCTACATTGTTATCATCATAATTGATAATGTCAATGATATTTACTTCATCCTCACCGAGAATAGCATCAAGTGTGTAGTTCTTATCATTCATCTTTTCAAGAGCCTCTTTTGTGGCCTTGCGTAATCCTTTCTTTCGCCCATTCTCATCATACGCAATTATTTCATCATCGCTTCGTACAATAACAATTCTTTGACCATCATACCATTTACTTACAACCCATGACCCACTAAACCCACGCAGATGTTCAAGGTCTTTCATGTCAAAGATACGGTGCATAGGGCGAATTGGAGGACTCCATTTAGCATCATCACTCTTTACAAGTAAAACATCGGGGTCAATTAGAGATGAAATAAGCATCGTCATTTCGCTGGCCGCTACAGTATAGGGTACTTCACTGGCCGTTTCAGCCGTTTCATAATTCATACTTTGATGTGGATTGTCGGGATAAGTTGGTGGTGGTGCGTTACTCCAAACTTGATTCACGGTATCATTGCCATGCACGATACTTGATAATTCAAGCGGTACACTATGATAAAGCCCAGTATCTTCATTGCTTCCAACAAGAATATTTCCTTCACTATCAAATTCAGCACCAAGCGTAGGTGTTGCTTCATACCCATGATGCCATGCACCCGAATCAAAATTGTCTAAAATCATTCCATTATTTGGATTAGGTGAGCCAACAGGTGTTTGCATCATACCAGCAGACTCAGCAATATCTTCACCCGGAGTCATAATTCCATATTCATCTTCTAATGCTCTTGGGTCAAAATGAACTATTGAATCAAGATAATTTTTTGTCATGTTTGTTTTTCGTGCTTTTGATTTACTGCTAAACCCTTTTGCATTATGTATATCACCATCAACCATACCAATACCAGCACTTATCATTGAATTTTGAAATTGTTGAGGATTTAGTTTCATATTGAAATAACGAGGGATAGCATGTGAATGGTGCGATGCCCATGCTTTTTCGTCTGTAGCATATTGAGCATTTTTTATTGCTTCATGATAGCCTACATCTTGTACATCACGATAGAACTTATCTTCTTCTGTAAGTTCATCTTCGGGTTTTGAAGATAAATCCTCAGTAAATTGATTAAGATTAATAGCATCAATATTAGGAATTTTCCCACTTTGTAGAATGTCTTTTACAGTAGATGCAAACAATGGAGTATTCATTTCTTGTGAAAGTTCAATTAATTCTCGTGCTTTTTCTTTTGCTACAGGAGTTTTTTCTATGTTTAAAACCTTGAGTGCTTCATCTACACTCATGTTTCCATCAATTACTTTACCATCTTTGCTTAAATGTTGAGCAATCGTAGCATGAAATGGATTTGCTACAGCCTCTTGTGTAGGCTTAAGAGTTGTTTGAGTACCATAGTTAATTGATTTAATACCGTGTACTGAATGAGGTACTGAAAGAATATATCGTTGTGCATCACGGAATAATTGTGCGTTGTTATCAATGAACTTTTGTGGGTCATTAGGATTGAAAGCATCGGGGTCATGCTCAAGATATTTAGGCAAAATAATATCTCTTGCTACCTCAGCAACAGTATTACGATGACCGCTGAATAACTGTTCTGTACGGCTTGCATCAATTTTCCAATTAGAACTCTTTGATTTGCTTCCAATTGATTGTTGGATTTTGCCTAACTCATTTTCTTTTTGTTGAATCTCACCCATAAGTTGTTCTCTTTCTTCGGGTTTTGCAAAAGCAAATTCTTGGTTTAGTTCTTCTAATTCATTTAAGAGTTGAATTTCATCTTGTGATGCAAGAATATTTCCTCCGAATTGTAAGATTTGTGATACAGCATCTTTTTCCCCTGCTACTGTAGAAGTTTTTGTCTTTTGCTTTGTTTTACTTGCTTTGATTTGGTCATTTAAATCACCCATTACAATATTGATACCTTCGGTTAATTTATCGTGATTTAAATTTCCAAGTTCACGAGCCTTAAGTCTTTGATTTAAATCATCTTTATCTTCTTCTTGATAGAGGTAATCTAATATCGCTTGTGGATTCTTCGTACCAAGTATCTTTGATGCTTGAGTAATAGCGGCTACTGTGTGATTCAAATTTTTATTATCCAAAACTTGACCCTTAAGTGCATTGAAACTTAAACCAGTGTCAGCCCATCGCATAAAATCAACAAAGTCATCTTTGGTTTGACCACCACTAAATGCCTCATCACCTCTTAGAAAATCATTAATTTTCATCATGGATTTTTCAGCAGGTGTATTAAGATGGTTCATACGACCACCAAGAGTTTCAACAAAATGAGCCATTTGTGCATTTTTGTGCATATTCGTATCGGATGGTGATGCACCATAGGATGTTTTACCACCTATGTTTAAAGTTGGATTGACTGTATGAGGAAATGAAAATGGTTGTAAATTAGGGCCGAATTTTTCTTTTCTGTCTCCTGCACTCATATGCCTAATTTTATATTCATATTGAGGTGATAAAGAAGATTTATGTTCAGTGTAATTGTTCTTATCGGTTGTAGCCTCAATTACTGTACCCTTTTTTGTTTTATATGGCTTAGATGTTCCAACAGGTGAAAGAAGATTTTGTAAAAGTGCGGCATTATTATGATGAGAAAATTGTTTGTAGCCTCCCTCAAGTGTTTTTAATTCACCGATTTCTTGAGATTTCAATGGCATAAAATGATTGGCTAATGATTTGTTATCCTCACTTGGTTGAATGTAATTTTCATTTTCATTGTGTAATGTAGTGAATGGTGAAACTCCTTCATCATTCGCATGAGTAGCATGAAGAATTTCATGGTATGTAGGCAAAGAGATACCAGCACCACCTGTGCCTTGAAATGGTGTACTCCAAAATTTACCCGGCCCATAACTGTAGTTTCCTTCTTTGCTTATTTTCCAGTAAGGAAAATTTATTTCTTCGGGATGTGGGCCAAATGCTGATGAAAAGAATGCTCGGTGATTACGAATATCTTTTGCTTGACTGTGAAGAGAACCTTGTAATTTAGCAATGTT